CAGCAAACCGCCGATCACCACCCACGGCCCGATCTTCCAAGCCAGCCTCAGTCCAGCCAACGCACCCATATCAGCCTCCCAGTTTCGCCTTAATCCCCATGCCGAACGACGCGGCGAGCAGCACTTTGCCGAGGCCATCCGCGAACGCGCGCGGATCCCACGCCTGCCCGCGCCACAACGCGACAGACGCGAGGGCCAGATAGGTCAGCACGCCGAGGATCGAGAGCATCGATATCTCGTCGAGCTTGCCATCCGGCCCGTTCAGAAATTCAACCAGCCGCCGCATCGCCTTAGAGCTTGCGCGCGCTGATCTCGGCCGCCAGCGAGTGCCAGCCATGCTGGATGCCAGCCGGAATGCCGTGGATCAGATGCATCAGCACCTTCGCCTGCTCCTCGATCGCGTGCAGCAGTTCCACCGGAGCGCTGTTCGCGATGAACGCCTCCAGCGCAGCCTTGCGCGATTCCGCAACGTTTACGGCAGCGTGCACATCTTTTTGCACGTCACCCTCGATATCACCCGCGTCGGCGTCGGCTGCTTTCGCGGCGTTCTCGGCCGCCTCTTTGACATCGGCCGCGATCGTATCGGCGATATTCGCCTCCGGCTCACCGGAGGCTTTCAGCGATTCCACCTCAGCGTCAGCCGCATTCGCCGGCGCGCCAGTGGCGCCCGGTTGGGTATCTGTATCCATTGCTCTCTCCTTTGGTCATGCGGCCAACGCGGGCCGCGCGCTTGGTCTAGTCCCCCGTCGGCGTCGGCAGCACCCAGGCTGGGTCCCACGGCACAGCGGTGGCATCCTGATAGGCTGGCACCACGAACGAGCCGTCCGCGAGCTCCTGCGGCACCGCCCAGGTGGTGGTCACGTCGCCATCCGGCAGACGCATCAGCGCCGTCTGCGCATCGCAGTAATTTTGCGCATCGAGCAGCGTGGTAAACCGGCGATAATTCATTTTCCTAAAGCCCCGTCACTGAGAAATAATATTCTTGGTTATGCTCCAGCGTCTGGCGGTCGGCGGTTGATAGGGTGACCGGGAACACCATCGCCTCACTGAGCTGGCCAGTGAGGTAGATCGGTCCATGCACAATGTCCGCGCCCAGCAGCACTGGTGCCGTGCCACTTCCGAGCGTGCCAGAGATCGTAGCCGAGGCTGCACTCCGGCCGTTGCTGAACAACGCGATGGTGGTGCTGCTCACCGTGGCAGTGAGCACGTTCTCATTCGGCGGGACCGCCTCGCTGGAATTATTACCTTCGCCCGTCCCGGCGGTGCTGTAGGCAAACAGATAGGCAGCCAGATGAGCGCCATTTGCATAGCACAAGCTGAACACGCGGTTCGCGTCATCTTGCGTAACCATCGCATGCTGAGTTGCGGTGGATGAGGCGTTTGCAACTGCGTTCACGCTGTAAAGCGCACTCGCACCCACAGCCTGCACGCTACCGGCGGTCTGCAGAGACTGCGCTCCGGAGAATAGAAGCGCGGGCCGCGAGTTAAACGTCTGCAGCACGCCCGAAACGACGATTTGTGGCTGGGCGGCGGCGGTGCTCTGCAGTGCGTCGCCAGATGATCGCAACGTACCCTGATTGTATATTTTGGTAACGAAGCCGTTCCCCGAGCCGACAAAATTGAGCAGGGTCGCGATGTCAAGTTGTCCGCTCGCGAAGCCGATGTCCAGCGCCGTGTTGTCAGACGATCGGCGCACGTTGATGCAAGCGCCTGGGTAGCTCTTCGTGAGCTGCCGCAGACCATATGCAACTGTGGGAAGGGCAGCGGACAATGCATCGAGCGGTGTAGACAGGTAGTAGGTCTGCTGGTTTCCAGACAGCGTTGAGATATCCTGTGATGAGAGGGCAGAACCCCACGCCATCGCCTCAGATATAGTGCCCGAGACGTACTGTCCCCCTAATCCCTCACCGATAGAGACCGGGCAGGTGCTAGTCTGTGCTGTTCCTGAGAAGGAGCCTGTTCCGCCCGCGACCCCATTGCTGAGAGCGGTTACCGTCGTTCCGTCAAAAGTTCCTCCGAACAGACTTGTTGGGTAGAGGGAACTGCCTGCCCCGACAAGCGTAACCCCTGTGTTGACGACGTAGAACGCCGGTTTACTGGCGATCGCGCCTCCATTGCGCAGACCCCAGACACGGGTGGACCCATCCTGGACAATCAAGTCCTGTTGAGCACTACTGCTGCTGCTAGCCACCGCGAAAGCGGAGACCGCGCCGGTACTCGCGTTGACGACTTGGACGCTCGCCGATGTCACGAGATACTGAGAACCTGAGAAGAGTACAGCAGGAATGCCGTTCGAGGTCTGGAGCACCCCGCTCGTAACAATCTGCGGCTGGCTGGCAGCAGTTGCCTGCGAGACATTTCCAGCGCTGCCCAGGGTGCCCTGATTGTACCACGTCGCGACATAGCCGCTGCCAGAGCCAACAAACGCTAAAAGCGTAGCAGTATCCAGGCGATTATTGACGAAGCCAATATCCAGCGCCGTGTTGTCGCTGGAGCGACGCACATTGATCGCTTTACCCGTATACGCCGCCGAGAGCCGCCGCAGCGAGTAAGCCACCGCCGGCCGGACCGACATCACATCTAGGATGCAGGACGTGCGCCCGAACCCCATCACAGCATCACCCACCATCATGATCAGGTGATCCCGGTGACGAGGGCCGCGACGAGACGGCCGGACGCCGTGATGTGGTAGGTCAGCAGATCCACAGCGCCCGCCGCGGTGCTAAGTGCCGGCGTGCCGCCCGAGCCGAATTTCCAACTCGATCCGAAGCTCGCCGTTCGACCGCCGGTGCTGTCCTGGGTGATCTCTATCGCACCGGAAGCGCCGGCTGGCAGCGTGGCCGGATTGGCAAAGGTCACGTTGCCGGTGAGCGTGATCGCGGCGTCATTACCCTGCGTAAAATCGATGGTGACCGTGCTCGCATAAACCAACGGCTGAACAGTCGCGCACTGCGTTTTTGTATAGGTCTGATACGCATTCAGCGCCGCGCCGTTAGCAATATCCGTGATGGAAAGCACAACATTGCCTACCCGCCCCGCAACGCTCAGCACCTCGTTGCTGTTGCCGTCGATCTTATTCCAGGTATTCGTGATCCCATTGAAAACAGCTTTGTCGCCCACGTTCCACTGGCTGATGCCATCCAGCGTGGTGCTGCCTGCAACCGAAACATTATACACCACGCCTGCCGCGCCGGTGCCTGAGGCAAACGTCGGCGTATTCGTCGAGGCATTCCACGTCCCGCCGAACGTCAGCGCCTCAGCAAGCCCCAGGTTGGCCACCGCACCCGCTGCCGTGCTCGCACCCGTCCCGCCCTGGCTGATCGGCACCGGTGCTGCAAACTGCGCAGCCCCGCCATCACGCGCCAGCAGCAGATAAGCCCCGAGCGCCGCGCGGTAGATCACCAGAATCGCCGCCGCCGCCTGCAGCGCACCCGGCACCAGCGCCGCCCCGGCACCGCTCACCAGCGGCAGCGCCCCGGCCGAGTTATAATTAATGGTGCATGCCGTCGTGCTGGTGGCTGCAATTTTGATCGACAGGATCATGCCGTCCACTGGCGCGGTCGGCCCGATGTTGCTTGCCACCACAATCGTATTCGCGGCGCCCGTATCAACAACGTTGACCACCAGCTCAGCCTGTAGCGCATGCGGGTGACCACCTGCCGTCACACCATCATTGAGCACCAGCCGGTTAGTATCCGTCGTCGCCACAAGCTCGCTCTGCGCGCCGGTAAACGCCGCCACCTGCGCCGCCGTGCCGCGGCGCAGTTGCACCTGATCTGCCATTCAAAAATCCTTAGGCTACGCCGAGATCAACCGGCAGGTTTACCGGGTCTGTCACAGACCCAAAAATATCGGCCAGCGTCACCACGCCGGTGACCTGACCGTAATCGAGCGACTGGCCGAGCTGCAGCGCATTGGCGATCGGCCCGAACAGCCCCGCCCCCGTCGGCGTGTAAGTGTAAGCCGTGCAATCAGTGAGGCTCTGCAACCCGCCGCCCTGGCCGTTGAAGCTGGCGAGCTTGATATAGATCGTCTGCCCAACATATTCCGTCGGCAGGTCGTAAACAAACACCGCGCCGTCCAGGCGCGCGAACGCCGCACCCTGCGCATGCGCGCCCGGCACCGTGCCATATTGCCCGCGATAGAGCGTGGTGAGCGCATATTGCTCAGTGCCGGTGAGCGTGGCGGTGACGTAGGAAATAATCTCGCCATCCACGTAGCACATCGTATTGCCCGCAGCGGCCGAGGCGGCCGACGACGCATTCACCAGCACGCCGCCGGACATCGTGAGATCGACAGCGAGCGTCTCCCCGTCTGGCCCCACGCCGTTGTAGGCTGCCAGCGCCGCCATCAGCGCCCCTTGCCGCGCCGGCGCGGTGATGGACCCGACATATTCATAGGTCGCGTTATCCAGCGAAATATACACCTGCGCGCCGCCCCAGAGCGGATCCGCCACCCCGCCAACGCTGCCGGATGCCGCGACCCACACCTGCGCCTGATTGCCAGTGAGTGCCGGCGGCGGCTCGAAGATGACCGGCGGGTTCACCGGGTTGGCGGTGGCGAACAGCGTGTTGCCGCCGGAGCCGTTGCTCTGCTTGGTATAGAGCGCCGCCGTGCCAACACCCGCAGGCAGCTCCTCCACCGTGCAGGTGAGGATGCCGTTGTCATCCTCCTCAATCTGCATAATCCGCACGGACGCGTTGTTCATCCCCATAGCGGGATCGGTGAGCGTCACGATATCCATAGGGTCCAGCCCGCAATAGCGCGGGTCGAGCTTGATGATGTGGGTGTTGCGCACGTAGAGCTGCCGCTGAAGCACCAGCTGCGCGCAAACCGCCGCCACATTCGGATCACAGATTTCCGTTGCCGCCACGCTCGTATCCACGCGCAGGCCGTATTGGTTCACCATCGCCTCGTCGCGCGCCTCATAGGGCGTCGCGTTGTACGCGTTCGTCCGATCGTTGATCGTCAGCCGCTCGACATTATACGCTTCGGACGGATCAGTGATCTGCCCCTGCACCGGATCAGCCGAGGAATCGCCTTGAAAGTCGCCATCGCCCAAGTTGAAAATCGGCGTCATGTTCGGCAGGTACGTAAAGCCATTGGCGGTAATCGGCTGGTCACCGAACGGGATAAACTGCAGCACGCCGCCGCTATCCACTACCGCGCAATTGAGCAGCTTAATCCACCGCTGAACCACACTCTGCGCGGTCTCCACATTGATCAGCAGCGGGCTGAACGCGATGCCCTGCGCCTTGCAATAGGTCTGCAGGGAGGCATCACCCGTCGTCGTCGCGTTGGCCGAGGAAAAAATGGTGGCGAGATTTACCGACCCCGCCGGATACCGAAAACCATATTGCTGATTGAAGAACGCATCGTCCATCACCAGAGCGGGATCCGCATCAACACCATTGATGCCGGTGCCCGCCAGCGGGGTGCTCACCTCATAATTGTGGTTGGGCAGGCTGGCCGAGCTGCCCAGCGAATAGGAGGCCGCACACACATAGGCCGTGCCCGGATAGGTGAGCGCCTGAGCTGGATATTTCGAAAACAGATAGCTCCAGCCTGCCTGCGGTGTATTGCCTACGAACAAGCTCAGCCCGAGCGACGAGAGGCCGTTATAGATCGTGCTATCAACCCAGATCTGGCCGATCGACGATATCGGCCCCTCGCACAGCCCCATGATAATGTCGGCCGTGTACGTGTAACTGGTGGAGCTGCCGCCCCCAAGCCCTTTACCACCGCCCTTCTGTTTCACCGCGTGCTGCTGGAAATTATTGTACCAGAGCAAGTTCGGCGCGATTCGGAACCTACCCCACCCCACAGGAATCGGCAGCGTGTTGATCGCCGTCTGGATCTGCACGCCCGTATAATTCGGCTTTGTGCCTGCAGATTTTGCACCGCCCGAAAGAAAGCTCACCGCTTCGCCCACACGCTGAAGGATCGCCGTTTTTTGTCCGCGAACGGGCTTTTTACGATATCCTCCATCAACACCTCACCGGCCGGTGCTGATGCGTGAATCACCACCGGCCAACTCACCACAATCGCGCCATGCGAAAATGTCCGGCCGTGCAGGAACACCACGATATCGCCAAACAGCGGCGTCTCCACCGGTGCCGCATATTGCTGCACAAAAGCCAAATAGCGCTCTTCGTCGCGGTGCATATACCAATCATCGGTATAGCCAGCACCCGCGCGCGGATCGAACGCAGGCACCACGCCGGCATCCACATACACCTTGGCCAGCAGCATCCCGCAATCGGCCCCCGCGCCCTTCACCGCCGCCTGGTGGCGATACGGCGTGCCAATCCACGACATCGCCTCTTTGATCACCAGGGCGCGCGCATCGATCTCCTGCGGCGTCATCAATAAGCCTCCTCAGGCGGCGGCACATAGGGATACCCACGAAAATTCCCGATGTTGTTAAATTTCGCGCAGCCACCTGCACCCGTCGAATGGTCACAGCCAGGCCAGATGTTGAACACATCCCCCGCCTGCGGCACGTATTCCAGCGGATAGGCCAGCGTGATCGCCGTGCTGGAGGCGCTTTTAATCTGCGCAAGCACGCCGGCATTCTGCCCACCCTGAAACATCAGCGTGCCCTGCGCAAAATTGACCATGGCGGAATCCACCACGCTTGCCGTCGGCGCAGTGTAATAGCCCTTGCCCGCCGACGTGAGCCGCGCGCCAGTGATCACCCCGCCGGACATCGTGAGCGTGCCCGCCATGCCCGTGCCACCACCGCCGGAGAACACCAGCTGCGCGGACGCGCTGTAGCCCGCACCGCCCGCACTTACGGTGAGGCTGGCGCCGGACTGACTGCCGGCCGCCAGCACGGCCTGCGCCGTCGCCCCCGCGCTGCCGCCACCGGTGATCACCACCGTCGGGTTGGTGTAGCCCGAGCCGCCGGCAATCACCATGAAGCCGAACAGCGCGTAGGTACCGCCGAAGATCGCCCGGGGCGACATCAGCGCCACCACATGCGCGCCGCTGCCCGTGGGGTCGGTAATCGTCACCGTCGGCGGCGTCACGTAGGTATTGTTGATCGCCGCCACGCTGGTGAGCACCACGCGCGAGATCGGCGCGCCGGCAGCGCCCGACATCGCCACGCCAATCGCCGCACCAGAGCCGCTCGTGGCATACGGGATCACCGTATTCGTCGCCCCCGCACCGGCAGCGCCGAGCCCCTGGTAATTACCCCGGTTCAGCCCGCATCCGGAATCATACAGCGTATGCAAGCAACTCTGCTGCCAGAGGTTTCGTGGAAAATCGATATCCAGCAGCACCAGGTCGCTCTTGAGGTTGATCTGCGCCATGGTGCGCCCATAAGCGGTGATCGTCGCCACACGCCCGCGGAACAGCGTGACACCGCCCTTCGCCGTCGCGCCGGTGGCAGGCGCATACCAGGTGGTGGAAGGGTCAAAGAACGCGCGGTCCCGCTGCACATAGCAATTATCGAGCACATGGTTGCGGATCGATGCCGCCCAGGGCACGCCGAGAATCGTATCGGTGGCGCTGTAGATCAGATCGATCTCCTGCTCATCGATATCCACGCCGGTGGTCTGTTTGAATTTCAGCCCCTGGATGCGAACGGCGTTCGCGGCAAAATAATTGCCATTGAGCCAGACCGGCACATCGAAATTCGTATAGCGCAGCACCGTGCCATTCTGCAGCGTGAGTGTGAAGCAGTCCGCGAAGGGCAGTTCCGTGGCACTCTGCACCAGCGGGATCAGCGCCTGATAGCCCGGCTTCACGAGGTCCGCACCGTCTGAAACTTGCAGCTTTTCAGCGTATGCATCTGGTTCATAAATTCCTCGTAGTCGTGCACATCATCCTCAAACGCGCAGACGAAATAATAGGTAAAATCAGCCGAGATGCTCACACCCGCCGCCGGCGCCGTGGCAAACTGGATCTCGTTGCCGTTCACCACCGCCCAGCTCCCGCCCGCTTGCGCCACGCCGTTCTGATACACGCCGGTGACCACATTCGCCGCCTGGATCGCCTCGCTATACGCCCCAACGGTGCGGAGCAGCGTGAAAGTGGTGGTCACCCCATCCCCGGTGCCAATCGCCCCTCCGGTGATCTGATTGAAATCCGGATCGGTGAACAAAAACCCGGAATACTGCCCCTGCATCTGCAAAAAGAACCCCATGAGCAGCTGCAGCGTGCCCGCCGGCACCTGGCCGTTCGCCAGGCCCGACAGAAGCACGTCGAACGTCAGCTCAAACTCATAGAGCGGCGTGACAAAAAACGGGCTACGCACACTGCGCCCGCTCACCGCCTTCGCGACACGCGTAGAGAACGTCGGCCGGCGATGCACAGAATAGCCCATGCCAACCAGCGCGCTCGAGCTCGGAAATGCGACGGTAGGAATCATCGGTGCGTTCGCCAGTTTGATTGAATATTCCAACAGCGCCTGAAAAATCCTGGCCTTCGGCGTGCCAACCGTCGAGGACTCCAACTCGCTCTGAAAAATGCGGACCTTCGGCGTGCCAACCGTCGAGGATTCCCGGTTACTTTGATAAATGCGCGCATTCGTCACGCGCTAACCTTGCCGCCGTATTGCAAATTCGGCAGCGCCCCTGGAATAAACGGCACGCCGGTCGAAGGATCGGTTTCAAAAATATCGGCGTTGTTGAGATAGATCGAGCTCGTCATCGCCAGGCTCAGTCCACTTGCCAGCGTGCCGCCGGATTTAATCTCGGTGCAAAAACTGCGCGTCCCGCTATCGTCTTTTTCGGTGATCGCGGAGGCCATCACCGCGTGCACAGCCGTCACATTGGCGGGGTAGGGGCCTTTATACAGGTCGATATTCCCCACCGTGCCGGAAACATTATAATCCGATCCATTTGGCGGCGCGTTTGCGGCGTTGAGATAATTGCTGGAAAGCCCGGTCGGCGTGAACTGGTCCGTATCGCCATTGCTGGTCGGCAGCGCGCCAAACACGCGGCTATCGCCAATCCAATTATTATTATAACTCCCAGTCGTATCCCACCAATGCTGGTGCTGCACATTCATGTTCATGGCGCCGGAGCCAGGTCCATACACATTCCACGAGGTCGTATCGACATAACCGCGGCTGCCATTTTGCGTATTCACGCCGGTCAAGCTGATCGAGGTATTCGGCAACTGCACATACACAGCCCCAGACGTACCACTGCCGACGACGAATTTAACCTCCGCCCAGAATCGCGCCCCAATCGGGAACTGGCCTGGCGCGCTGGTGAAAATCGTGCCACTGGCGTTGCTGATCGAAACAGTACCGGTATATCCGTTAAATGAAACTGAGCAATGCGTCACGCCATTTACGAGGTCCAGCGCCGAGAGATACGCTCCCCCACCGGAAATATTATTAACAAACAGCCGGAAGGACGTTCCCAGCGTGGTAAACGGTCCGCCAGGTAAGCTCCTTGTGGTGGCCGAAATCAGATTGCCCTGCGTCCCAGAAATCGACAAAAAATTATCGCCATACGCGCCGCCCGAGGAAATATAGCAGTTGGAATAAGGACCGCCAACCTGCAACAGCCGGCCATAGGTTACGTAGTCGTTATAGTTCCCAGACATGGTCCAGGACTCCATCCACCGCATCATCGCTAATTCCCCCTTCGCATCGCGCGCGCCAGTGCGGGATACCCCTGCAGAGAACCGCTGCGCACCGCCGTGTTCAGCATGCTCAGCAGGTCGGAAGGCTGCAGGCCGTTCGACCCGCCATTCGCCGTCATGTTAAAATGGTTGTTCACCGTGGTATCACCCACCGAATTGTCGGTTGCCATATTGCCACCGCCGGCCAGCATCGCGGTAAGCGGCTGGGCGATGTAGGCTGGCAAAACGGTCTCATTCTCATGCAGCTGTACCAACGGGTTTTCGCCAGCGCCGATCGCAAGGCCGCCCGAGGCGGAGAGCACATCCATCGCCATCACCGCCGCATACGCCGCAGCACCCGCCGCTGGCGCCAGCACCGGTCCCACGAACGGCACGCCCGCCACCGCCGCATATGCGCCGGCGAATGCCGTATGGGCGGAATTCGCGATGCTGGCGCTGTTCGATGCCGCATCAACCGCGCTGCCGGTCGCATCCGCAGATGCCTTGAGTGACACGCGCGTGGCGTTCCCAGCCGCCGCCGCCGCCGTCATGCCGAGCTCGCTTCGCACCACGCCGGCCAAAATCTCCAGCTCGCCGACCGCAAAAGCTTCGACCTTCTTCGCTTCGGCATCGATGAACGCCAGCGTGATCGACTGCGCGGCCTTCATTTCCGCCTGCTGCAGCGTTTGCGTGCCCTGAATTACACCGTTCAGCGAACTGTCAAACGCCTGGGTAATTGGCGCAAATGCCTTCTGCCAGGCGGCGGACGTGGCGTCCGCAGCTTCCTTCTGCTTTTGCGCCAAGGTGTTCGCGGCATCCACGTTCGCGCTGACCAGCTCTTCATTCAGCTGCGCCATGGTGGCCACGTGCGCGGCCTGCATCACCTCGATGTCGTCCAGCGCTTTGGCCTTCGCCGCCGTCCCCGCCTGCAGTAGCGCTGCCTCCTGCTGCGCTTCGGCAAGTGCTGCCTCATACATCTGATTCTGCGCGGCGATCTCGTCCTGGACCTCCTGCGATTTGGTGATCTTTTTCTCGTCGACCTCAGCGCCCCATTGCGACACCTGCGCATCGTATTCGCTGGTGGCGATGGCCTTGCGTGCCGCTGCGGCATCGGCGGCAATCTGAGTCTTCGTGGTCTCGGCGCTCTTATAATCGCCGCTCTCGGTCGAAAGCTGGTTCGCACGCAGTGCAGTCTCGGCTTTGGTCAGCGCGTTCTGAGCCTGCAGCTCTTGCGCCGCACTCAGATTACCCGCACTCAAAACACCCTGCCAAAACTGCACGGTGTTCTGCAGTTTCTCGCTATTCGCCTCTTTGGTGGAATCGGCACTTTGCTCAATTTTTTCGTTCTGCTGATCAAGCGCAGCATTCTGCTCGGCCATGAAATCGCCGCCACTCGACTTCGCCTGCAATTCCGGCGCTTGCTGCGGTGTTGCCGGCGGTGGCGCGGGCTGGACCTGTAAATTGCCCCAAAGCGCGTTATGCGTGGCGAGGAACGTTTTCTCGTGATCCTCCATCTTGGCGATGTCATCATTATAGGACTGCGCCATCTGCGCGCCGGAGCTTTCCACCACCTCCGCCGCTTGCCGGAAATCCCCGACCATCGCCAGCGAAAGCGCGCGACTCATATTAATGAGAGACCCGAATTCCTGGCCGACCAGCAACGCCTGATCGAAGACGATCTCTGCGCTCGACGCGACGAGCTCGAACGCCTCCACCAGCACCTTCAACCCGTCCTCGAGCACAACCGCCGTGGCCTGCAGCGCACTCATCCCGCCATCGGCGGTGGTAAAAGATCCGCCGAGTATGCCAAGCGCCGGGATCAGGCCGTTCGCGATCGTGTCGCGAAACCCCTCGACCTCCAGACCGGCATTTTTCATGGATTCCGAAAACTCGGTATCAGCATCAACGGCAGCCTGGTTGAATGACACGCCCAGCTCAGCCGCCTTCTGCGTAAGCCCGGGGATGGTCTCCTGGCCGATCTTGTCCAACACCGGGATGAGAGACGATCCGACCTTTACACCGAACTGATCGCTCGCCAGGTCCGCTTTCGCCGCACCATCCGAATAGGTCGAGTATTTGGCGGCGAGTTGGCCCAGAATGTCGTCAAGCGGCAACATGGCGCCGCTGGCATCCGTCACGCTCACGCCCATCGCACGAAACGACTGCGCGGCGTTCGATGTCGGCGTCACGATCGCGGTCTGGACGTTGCGGGCGAGGTTTCTCAGGCCCGTCGAAAGCGTATCCATGTCGGTGTTTGTTTCGACGGCCGCAACCCGTAGGCCGGACAGAGCAACAGTCGAAATGCCGGTCTTCTCGGACAGTTGCCCCAGCTGCTCGCCGGTCTCCGCCGTCTCCTTGATCGCATCGGCTACCTGCTCGACGGCCAGACCCGCCGCGACGAACTCAGTGACTGCCGCCGTCAACTTGCTGAAGCCGCCAAGCTTGTCGGTAAGACCTTCGATTTTTTCGGTGGTCTCATCCATCGCCGCGGTGAACTGGCCGAAGAATCCCACCACTTCCTCGTGCGGGACCACCTTCAACTGAGCATTGAGATCAGCCACTTCCGCCTTCATAAGACCGGCTTTTTTGGCGGCATCTTCCAATTGAGGCGCGAGCGACGCCTTCATTTCATCACTGGCTGCGACAAACTGGGTGGCCAAAGATTTGACCGTCGCGTTCAAGCCGGAGAGCTCGACCTTACCAACAGCAATCTGCGCCTGGAGCGAAGTCACGTCCGCCGAGATTTTGACTTCAAGCGACTTATCGGCCATCTTCGTTCCGTTTCAAAAACAGGTGGTCATCATGGGGTTTCGGTTTCGCAGGTCGGTGCGTTTGTTTCCCGGCGTCCGCATCAATCTGAGCAAGTCGGGTGCCAGCCTCACGGCCGGCGTGCGCGGTGCCCATATCAACCTGAGCAAGACCGGCGTGCATGAGACGATCGGCCTGCCAGGCACCGGCCTGTCCTACCGGACAGGTAATCTCGCCCACAAAACCGGCGTACCGCAGGCAACCAGCGCGCCAAAAAACGCATCCAGGTTGACCAAAGCGTTTTTCGTCGTGGCATTTATCGTGCTGGTATCAATTATCGGCAGCGTCATCCATCATTAGACGAGTGAACGCCGTTCACTCACTTGCCCTTCGCGAAGCCCAGATAGACCGCGCCCTGCACATGCACCGGCGGGAAATGCCGCCAGTGCTTTACCAAGGCGCGGTAATGATCCCACGTCATGGCGTCGATCTGGGTTTCCGTCATATGCAGCGCCGTCGCCAGCATCGCATAGATTTCCGGCCAGTTTATTTCGCTTAGGGGGACTCCTCCCCCTTCGCTTCCCCCGGCGCGGCATCTTTCGGGACATACACCCCAACTTTTAGGCCAATCGCCAGAACCGCGGCGTTCATTTCCTGCAGCACCACGCCCCGGATATTCTGCACATCAACTGGCGAAAGGTGCGGACTGCCGGACCGAACGCCGATCGAAATAATCGTCATGGTCGCGGCCGCACCTTCAACCGTGCCGGTCTCCTGCTTTTTGAACTGCGGCAGGAGCTGCTGAACATCGCCCAGCGTGAACGGGCCAATCGGATACGGCTGCCCGCCCAGCGTAATCGAATCGGTATTCACAGCGAGCTACCCCAGTCGAAGAACTGGCCGAGCGCGTTGGCCTGCGGCATGAAACCCGTCTCCTGGATCGTGAAATCCTCGTTTTTAAAATCGAGGCTGATATCGGTTGACACGCACTTGTAGAAAATCAGGTTTAGCCCGTTGCCGCCGTACTGGTTGGTGAGCATGAGCTGGAAATACGTCGCCGACCCCATAAGCTGGTTGTAGACGGTGATCCGCTGGCCCGTGGTGGTCTGGTTATACCGGTAGCTCAGCTGCACGGCGACGCCGGCGGCAGCATCCGCCGCGCTGAACACATAGGTGCCGCTGCCCGCATACACCGTGTACTGACCGGCCGCCGGGGCGGACGCCACATAGGTCATCTGCGCACCGGTGAGCGCGTTGAACACGCCCAGGTCCTGCGTGAACCCCGTGCCGTTCACGGCGGTGACGGACGGCCCAAACGTGATCGCCGTGGCGTTTGGCACCGTCCCGGTGATCGGCGCGCTCAGCGTCACGCTGGTATTGGGCACCAGCGACAAAACATAAGAGCCGACCGCGATGTTGGTGCCGGTGACGGCAGCGCCCACCACCACGCCCGTGGTGCTGGTGAACGGCAGCGTGGCGCCGGAGGCCGTGCTGGCGCTGGTGGACAACACCACCGCAGCCGGAATCACCGTGCCGCTGGGGCCGCCTTCGCCGATCACCTGCTGGCTCTGGCCGATATTCACCGTGCCGCCGAAGAAAAGGTCATTCAGCGCGGCCGCCTGCAGCTTGCCGGACTTCGCCTTAATGTCGGTCTTACGCGCACCGCGGCCAATGGCCACCGGGTCCTGATACTGCCCGGTGAGCGCCTTGCTGGAAAAGGTGAATTTCACGCTGATGTCCTGCAGCGTGCCGAGAATGCGCGGCGTCGGCACGGCGATGTCGTTACGAACCGCCGTCAGCGTCCCCGCGCCAAAGTTATATTGCTCCAAAGCCATCGAATTGTCCCCCTGTTAAAGTGCAGCCGCGATCGCGGAAATCAGATCACCCGAGGCCGCTTCGACCTGGTGGAAGCTCTCGACCGGCAGGCCGGCGAGGTTGGCGTTGCGCCAGGCCAAATAAATGCCCTGCGCCGTCACCAGTTTTTGCGCCGCCGTCACCGCCGGCGTGGCGGCGGCCTGGGCTTCCAGCGCTTTTTCGACAGCATCGGTTATCGCCTCGGCTTGCGCCGAAGTCGTCTCGGGGATGTCCATGTGAACTCCGTTCAGGAAGTGGTGAGAATTTTAACCGGAATGATCGCCCCGGCCTGGCCGTAGAGCGCGCCATCATCTTTTTTAATCGTGCCTTCGATCCATAGCCGCTGCACAAGGCCGCCCAACGTCTGCACCTCGGCCGTGCCGACCGGCGCCAGCTGCGCCTCCGCATTGCCGATGAGCACATCGAGCTCGATGCCCGGCGGCTCATTCACGTCGGTGGTGCGGTAATAGATGATCAGCTCACAATTCAGGATCACCTTCGCCGGCCCCCAACGGCCCTCGCGCGGCAGATACTCATCGTCGCACCGTCGCAAATAGAGCGCCGGCTGCTCAGAATCGCTCGACGGAAATTCCAGCCGCTGGCTTGTTTTGGTGAAACCCGGCGTGGTCTCGATGAGCGCAAACAGCGCCGCATAAATCGATGCGCGGTCAATCATTCTTGCATCGCCTGTTCAACTGCCTGTTCCATCCGGTCAAACGCCGATTCAGCAATGGCATTCTCAGGCCCGCGCAAGAAATTATGCGGCTGGATATTCAACCCGCGCTGGATCTCCAGCGGCGGGCTGAGAATGTAGCTGAACAGGTGCGTCAGCTTCATGTTGATCTCGCGCCGCGTGCCATACTCCAGCGCGCCTGCCTTGCCGAAATCCGCCGTCACCGCGACGATGCCGGTGATTTTATTCTGCCCCTCGCTCACCCGAGACTGGATGGAAGCTTCCAGCTTGCCCGAGCGTTTCGGTGCGGCATTGCGCACCGCGGCCAGCAATTCATCGGTGGATTGCGTAATTGCCTCGCGCAAATTGATCCGCGCCGTTTCCGGAAATTTGTCGAACCGCAGCGCAAGTTCGCGTTCGCCAATAATCTCCAGACCGATTTCCATTATGCGAACACCGGAAAACGGTAATTATCGAGCAGGTCCGCAATCTCCGCCGGCAGGTTACCGTCCGGGCTAGGATTAACCCAGAACTTCGTGCTGCCCATCTGCCCGGTGGCCTGCTCCATAACCGACGGATCACGCCCCCGCGCCCACCAGTCGCGCTTGACCATCCGCGAGCAAGCGTCGTCAACATCGCTCGGAATGGTCGCAAACCCGGCCTGATACACCACCGTGGTCTGGAACGGCAGCCAGGGGATCGGCAGGCCGGTGCTCTCGCTCAGCCGGATCAACTGGCTGTTGGCGAGGTCCACCATGAAATCCACACCTTGGACATAGGTGGTGGCGATTTCATTTTGCGTCACCACCACCGAGCTCACGCTCACCAGCGGCAGCTTGCTGAGCTGCAGCACCTGCAACCCCTGTCGGATCTGCCACGGATACGGCCCGCGCAGAAAATTGAACTGATCCTGAATCGTCTCAATCGGAAATTGCCGGTTGCAATATTTCTGGATGGCAGCACTGGAGAGCGTAATCCGCCGCGCCAGAAACGCATCCGCCGTCGCATCAACATTGAACAGGATCGAGGACCCGGCAGGCACGTCACCCAGCACGGCGGCACTCATGGTCACGGTATTGGGCCCCACCAGCTGCACGGTGGCGCCGGGCGGGATATTCAGCCCCACCACATTCTGCCCCTTGGCAATGCCATAGGTCGAGGCGAACGGCAGCACGGTGCCGGACGCCGCATCCTGGCTGGTGGTGAACGCCGTACCCGCGTTGATGTTCAGATCCGTCTTGATGTCCGCAAGCGAGGCAAGATCATACGCCGCACCCGTAGCGCCCGCCTGGGCGGGCGTGACGACGGTGGTGATAATGTCGAGCATGGGCTCAGAACAGCGTCGTCAGCGCAAGCTGGAGCGTTGCCAGGGCGGCCTGATTCACCGGCGAGGACAAAGTACCCGAACGGATTTTGAAGCAGTTCACAGCCCGCCACAGCGTCGGATCGAGCGTCAAATAATGACCTGCCTGCACCGGATACACGAGCGAACCCGAGATAGAGTCCATCTCGTAAAAATTGCCACTGACGCCGCCATCAATCGCCACCTGAAACGATAACGATGCAGCGGTCCAGCTCGCCGGAAGCAAGATGCCATGCAGAGTCAACGCACCGGTCACGATCGCACCGCTCAGCGACTGCCCCGCGGCGATCGTCGCCGGCGTAAAACCAGAACCCGATGCATTAACTGGCACTGCACATCTCCATCATCAACATTCAGGCGGCCAGGCGCGGTTGCACCTGGCCGTAGTCATCAGCAGCCTATCAGTTGCTGTAGGTCGTCGGCGGCGTGGTGCCGGGGTAATCGGTGAGCAGATAGAGTGTGGCTTCCGTGATGTTCGCCGCATTGGACGCGCTGGTGGTGATCGCGATGCTGCGAAACCCATTCTGAATATCCATGCACGCTTCGGGCAGGATCTCAAAAATCACCATCTTGTCGGCAATCGTGGCGTCGGTGGTGAAGCTGTTGGCCGCCGTCTGAACCACCAGCGCATCGCTGGCGGCGGTGGCATCGTTCAGCCAGATCGGCGTCGAAGCGAGAAGCCCTTTCGCGCCGGTGCCGGACACGTCCTGGCCCTGCGTGATCGTCAGCGTCACCGGCGCGGCGTTGCCCTGATTGATCCGGCAAACCACATACGCCTTATCCACCGAACGGATATTGCGGAACGCGGAGGTGCGCCCGGCCGCGTCGGCCGCCGGCGGCAGCAGGGAGACCGGCGGGAGCATGGAGGGGAGAGAAAACTGCTTACCCATGTCGAAAATTTCCTTATTGATGAAACCCAGAAAGCCGCCTGAGCGAACGCCGTTCGCTCAGGCGCAGCGGATTAGCGATTCTGCAGGGTGACGAACGGGCTCTTGAGCGTGGAACCCTTGAACGGGGTGAGCGGCGCGTACCACATCGGCCGGCCATCGACGCGATAGGTAATGCGGAACACCATCTCGTCGGTGAGGAAGGCGACGTGCATGCTGGTCTGGGCGTTGATGCCGCCCTTATCGACGAGCTGGTACTGGCTCAGGTCGGCAAGGATGATATCGCCCTCGCTGCTCAGCGCCGAGTTATATTCGGTCGGGATGATCGGCCGGCCGAACAGGGTGGCGTAGGGCGAGCCGGACACGCCGCCGGGCGGCATGAACACCAGCGCACCGCCGGCGGTGGACACCGGCTGGTTGAGGGCGAACAGCTGCGGCTCGATTTCCTGGTTGATGAACCAGACCGAATTCTTCCGGCTGCGGATCCAGCACTGGCTCCACATCTGCTCGATGTTGGCGAGCAGGATCGTGCCGCTCGCCTGGCCGGCTGTTTTGGCAACGGTGACCCGGCCCGGCGATTTCAGAATGCCGAGCGGCTGGCCCACGCCAGTGCCTTCGACGATCGCATCCTCGGTCATGAACATGACTTCTTCCGAGAAGGCAGTCGCGGCGATGGAGGTCAGCGCCGTGGAATCCTGCAGCAGCTCGTCCGTCATATACATTACGGACATCAGCTTTTTCAGGCTGAAATCTACCTCGCGGAATTTCGGCTTGGTGCCACCGGGGTTCTGGCCTTCACCGACCCAGTAGGACTGCACACCACCCCACCGGCTACCGGTCGCGCGGCTGGTTTCATCGATCGCTTTGATCTTCACGCCGTTGGAATTCTCGCCGATTGGCAGACGGTTCACGCGGCCCAGCACGTCGCCCATATTGTGTGCCAGCATGAAAATCGCCTGCGCAAAATCGGTCTGTACCAGGAAGCCGCCGCCAGTCGGATCGACTTCACCCGCGCCCGTCGGCGCGCGCACCAGGCGGCGATCAGAGTTTGCGCCGCGGGAGATCGCGTGGTTCGCAATCGCCTGCAGCTGCTCGCCCAGCCCGCGGAAATGATCCGAGGCGGTCGGCTGAAAGCCCAGGTTGGAGCGAGCAACGCTCAGGTAATCGTCGAAGCCGGCCGGGCGGCCGAGTGCCCGCATTAGCGAAAAATCCTGCGAAATAACACGGGAGGAATCGAAACGCGTCATGCCAGTCTGTTCGGCCCGCTCCAGCGGGTCCGCACCGGCAGGCCCACCCAAAGCGGCGAGCTGCTGTTCAGCCTCTTCGGTGCGCGAAAGCTCGCCGCGCATATCCTCAACTTCGCGCTTTGCCGCGTTATATTTGTCGGCATCAGCAACGAGAGTCATCAGGTTTTCAGTCGCCCGAGCAATTGCCTGGCGCAGTTCAAGTGTCCGCTTGCTCATTTCAATTTCCTTTTGAGAGCATAAAAAAAGGCACCTCACGGTGCCTCAAGATCCACGCCAGTGACGGGGAATTTCGTTGGTTAAACCTGGGGTAAAGTCGTCGCCCAAAGATGCAGCGCCTGCGCTTCGCGCAGCCTGCGCGCATTCGCTTCTGCCTCATCATCGTCCTTGCTCGCCGCTGGTTCGTTGCCCGCCGCATCACAGAGATCAGAGATGGCGCCGCAAGCCTCGGTGATCTGCTCGACCGCGCTACGCAGCGCAGACTCATTGTCGGCAGAAAGCACCTTGCCAGCCCGTAAAAACCGCTCGACAATTTTAATATTGCTGGCCGGCGAAGCAGAGCGCTTCCGGCTGATCACTTCCAGGCTGCGCAGCAAACGCTGCGCGGGCGTTGCAGCCGCGGCGATATACGCATCCTGCGCAGCATCGTCGGCCAGCAGAACCACATCGTCCTGGACCAAGCCGGCGAGCAGCTCGCCAACCTCCTCCTGCGTCATCGCGATCAGTGCGGCACCAAGCAGTTTCAACGCGGCGAGCAGCTGCTCGGGCACCTCGCTGTCATCGCCCTCATAGTTCTCTTCCCATTGCGATTCCGCGACGAGATAGCCGAGCTCGTTGACCAGATAGGCCAGACCACAAACGTCATACAGCCCGCGCTTCTTCGCGCCGGCCACGGCGCGCGTTTTCGGTTTACCAATACTCGGCATCTTCGCAGATCTCCGCAATGCTTGCAGTTCAGCGCGCGACACCATCTCCAGGCCGCCGGTATCGAGCGCGCGCTCCAGCCATTCATGCATTGGCTGGGTATCAATGCCGGCTGCCCGCGCCGTAACCAATGCCGACGGCATCGCTGGCACCGGCACCTGGCTGACCTCGAGGAGCTCCTGCTTGAGGAAATCGATGCCGCCCGCACGCCCCTTGTCCTGGCTGAACCGATACTCGATCGGCATCCACGACACGGACGTGGCGTTCAAAAATCCGCCCCGCACCATCTGGTAGACGGTATCGGCGAACGGATAGGCATCGCGCTCCAAATACTCGACATCGCCCATCAGCTTGCCGCCGCGCACGCCAACATCCACCACCTTGCCGATTGGCAGTTGGCTCGCATCATGTGCCCACAAAAACACAGGATTGCGCAGGTAGTTATCCAACTGCCAGCCCGCCGTGGCGATGGTGTGATTATCCCGCGCCACTGAATCGTCGCTGAACATATAACGGATGATCCGCCCGTTATCGTTCGGCTCCGGCGTCGCTGTGCTTGCCCTCAGAAATTTTTGCATCTGCCCCTCAATCGCTCGGCGCTGGATCGCTGCCATCATCCGGCGGGTTGCCGCCGCCTGCGCCACCCGTGCCTGTCACATCGCTGCCCGGCCCCGCCGGCGGCGCGTTCGGATCAACCGGCGCGTTTGGATCCTGAATGTCCGGTGTCGGCGTACCGAGGAACACATCGCTGTTCAGCGGCGCCACATTGACCTGCCGCATGATTTCATCGCCGCCCTCGACTGGGTTCATGCCCTCCGAAATCCGGATCTCGTTTGTCGTCAGCCAGCCGGTCTGGCCGATACGCCACGCCGCGTACCGCGTCATGATGTCCGCGCGTAGAATCTTGTCGAGGTCGAGCTCGACAAACAGATCATCGCCGAGGTCGAACGTGAACGAAAAGCGCTGCTGAATAATGTCAACATATGACATCAACGTGTTGTTCAGATATTCTTGGCTCTGCTGCACGATGTTCGCGCGGCTCACCTTCGAATCCTCGCCGATCATATAGTTTGGAATGCGAAAAATCTTCGCAATATCCGCATTCTGATAATGCCGCGACGCGATGAACTGCATGTCCGCGAAGCTCAGCGCCAGGGGCTGCCACTTCAAACCCTCTTCCAGCACCAGCAGTTTGCCGCCATTGGCAAGCCCGGCCTGGTTCTGCTGCCATGCTTCCTTAATCTGCTTGGCGACTTCCGGCGTGACCTTTTTATCGGTGGTCATGATGCCCGACGGCCGCGCGCCATTGCCGATGGTGCGGCTGGCGAGCTGCTCCATCGCCGCAGCAAGACCGATCGCTTCCCGCGCCAGAGATATCTTCGACACGCCGAGCAGCCCGTTGCCGGACAGGCCCTTCCAGTGCAACACGTCGGCATACGGCACAAACGCCGGCACACTGCGCAGCACCGCGAGCTCGTGCAGCCCGGTACGCGTCACGACGAAGAACAGGTCCCCGCTCGGCGCTTCCCAGAGCGTTACCTTGTCCGGATTGATCGGCACCAGCATCGTCGGGTCGCCGCGACCATTCCGCAAAATTACCGTGAAGGCATTGCCCCGCAGCATCAGCGCCGCGACCTGCTGCTGGCAAAACTCATACCATGTCTGCCAATCGTTCGGCCGGCTCAGCAGCGGCACGAGCGGATGATTTTTCACCTTGTCCCGCCCGCCATCGGAGCGCTTTCGCCACAGCGCCGGCGCCAGCTTGGCGACATCCTCCGACACGATCGACACGCAACCCATCACCGCCGAAACCTGCAGCGCCGTCTGCTGGTTGATCTGCACGCCGGTCATCGACGGTGAGGAAACCCAATTATCGGTCCACACCCCGGCGTTATCAGACCCTACCGACCCCGACCGGGTGAGCGTCGGCTCACGGCGCGCAGTGAACGCCATTCGCTCCGGCGCACCCCCGAACACGCGAGAAACCAGCCCCATGAATGACCCTTCAAATTACCAGAATGCCGCGCGAGATGAAATTATCGCCGTCGTGATTTTGGGTGGCTCGGCCGATCGCCATGATGGCCCCGACCACACCGTCAATTTTATCGCCAGACCGTTCTTTATCCGGCTTCATGTTCCCGGCCGGATCGGTCCGCATAGCGACGTTCGAAACCATCCAGCGCAGCACTGGCTGACCGCCATGTGCCAGCTGCTGGCCGGCGATCAATCGCATAAACTCCCGTGTTGGTCCGGCCATCGAAGCCATACCCTGGCGAAACTCAAACATCGGAAATCCTTCGTCCTGCAACTCGATCGCGGTCTGCGTCGCATTGTAAGGATCATATCCAATGCTCACGATGTCGAATTTCTTACGGTCCTCTTCGAGCACCTCCGTGATCGCGCGATAATCGATCACGTTTCCCTCGGTGGCGATCAGCGCCTCTTCTTTTCGCCACAGCGGATAAGAGACACCGTCGCGCTTTGCGCGCTTCGCGATATTGTCCTCTGGTACAAAGAAGCGACACAGTAGATACCACGGCTGTTCTTCCGTTTCGGGCTCGAAGGCATAGACCAGCGCGGCAACATCGGAGACCGTCGCTAAGTCGAGACCGGCATGGCAGCGTCGGCCAAGCAGATGCGCCTCAAGCTCCTTCCAACCGATCTCGCCCTCGCAAGCCTTCCACTCCTCGGCACTGATAGCGCGGCTCGCTTGCTCAACCCATTGGTTGAGATGTAGCTGACGAAAGGTGTTTTCATACGCCTTCATCTCGACAGCTTTCTTCGCCTCTTCGGCGAGATAAGATGCCTTCACGCTCACTCCGTAGCCGGGATTGGCCTTGCGCCAGCTCTGCTCGAGCTGCCAATCGTCGGCGTTGCCCGCGCCGTAAATGCAAACGAGCAGCGTCGGATCGTCGATAATCCCGGCCCGCACCTTCAGCGCATATTCATGCATCTGCCAACCGAACGACTTTCGATCATTACCCGCCGTCGTCGCCATGAACTCGATCGGCTGCTGCCGCGCGCCCTGGCTGGTGTGCAGCACGTCGTACAGGTCGCGGTTTCGGTAGGCGTGAACCTCGTCCATAATCAAGCAAGAGGCGTTGAGACCGTCCTTGGTTTTTGCGTCGGCCGAGAGAGGCCGAAGCGAAGCGCGCAGCGCACCGCAATAGATTGATTGCTTGAACAGCTCACAATGCTTAGCCAGCTCCGGGCTCGACATGATCATGTTGTAGGACTCGTTGAACACGATCCGAGCCTGATTCTTGTCTGTACCAGCAGTGTAGACCTCGCCGCCCTGCTCGCCGTCCCCCAGCAGCGCCAAGATGCTGATGCCCGCGCAGAGCGTACTCTTGCCATTCTTACGCGGCAATTCCAGCCAGCAGGTGCGGTAGCGACGTAGCCCGTTGCTGCGCTGTCTGGTTCCGAAGAACGGTGCGATAATCTCCTTCGCCTGCCAGTCCGCCAGCTTGAAAGGCTGACCAGCGAATTCGCCCTTTGAATGGCGAAGGTAGCGGGGAAAATATTCAACCGCCTCCTCTGCCACCGCATGATCGAAATAATATGGGTCAGGCATTCCCGGCGGCCCGCAACGAACCGAGCGGCGAGTCAGATCGAGCTACCGGAACGGAAGCGCCATTGCCGCCGCCCTGCAGCGGCAATGGTTGCTGTTCAGGCTGCCTGGTTGCGGCGACAACCGAATGCGCTCGAATCCGGCTGATGGACGTCATGCCGAACTCTTTCTGCATGTCGCGCATCATCCGCCGGCAATCACGCTCTATGTCCAGCTCCGGCCGCTTGCGCGTATAAGAGCCGTGCTTCGATTCGACTGTGTAGGTCAGGCCCTCTTTATCGATGATTGCTTTCGCCGCCTGATAGCGTTTGATCGTCATCACATACATTTCGAAGGCGCTCATATCACTCTGGCGGAGTAGATTCAGGTTGCCGACCCTGCTGATTTCACGCTTCCAAATCTCACGCTCACCGGCGCTAAGATGCGCGGGCGCCGGAAATTCCTCGACCTCTTGAGGTGCAGGCGTCGCCGCAGCCTTCGTCAGCTTGCGCTTGCCGGGGTTGCCCTGCGCAATCTTCAGCTCCGTTGATTTCGACTTGCGGCCTCGCATCTCTCACTTCCAAAAAAAATTAATTCTCCAATTTCGCGGTCATGCACGTGAAATTAAAATGCGGTTGCGAGCGGGTTCAGGCGGTGAAATTTAAACCCCCATCCCCCACCCCAGGATGGTGTCCTACCCCCTGATCCTGCCGCTCGCATTCCACGAATGATCTCGCGAGGTGCGCGCCGAGTGGTGCGGATGACAGAACGGACGCAGGTTAGACCAACGCAGTCTCAACTCCGGCCTGTCCCGCACAGACTCGATATGATCCACATCCGTCGCCTGCTTGTCGCAGCCCGCTTCGCAGCACATCGGATGCGCTGCCAAGAACTGCTTGCGCACCGCGCGCCATGCTGCATCATATCCACGCTGTGCCGACGTGCCGCGCTCCCGATCATGCTGCGCCCGCTTGACGTCTGATGGCTTCCACCCTGCCGGGCGGTGCGACGGCGGCTTACTCGGCATGGATGATGCACCAATAAAAAGCGCCCGCCAGGATCATCCTGCGGGCGCTTGTGTAACTATTCTAGGCCGATCTATCCAATAACGTGGTGAAGCGTCAAGCATACAATCGCGAGCGACCACACACATCAACCCAACCGCCAATTTCCGCATATCTGAGCAGGCTGACACGGATCAAATTCAGCACTGTTCTTTGATCCATTTTGTACGAGTCGGCGATCTGCCTGTGGCCGCAGTTGCCGACCGCCAGCTTGAACACCAGATCGGCAACGGTCATCGAACCTTGCCCTTTCACCGCCTGGGCACCGGCCTCATCGCGCCATGGGACGTATCGATCATGATACGCATTGATCGTGGATGGCCGCCAATCATCGAACATCGCACCACGAATCTGCGGCTGATAATTCTGCACCTTCATGCGCAGCTCGCAGTTAATCGCTTCCCACACCACGTAGATCTCGCGCGCAGCGCGCCGCTGCTCAGCCGTCAGCGCGCCCTTGTCCATCAGCTCATTCACCACACACACACGCCGCTGGCGCAGCGTCTCCGGCGTGGCGTTTATCTCGAGCTCGACCTGCGCCGCAGCACGATCGGCCATTTCACGCTGTTTGCGAACGGCGTTCGCATCTTTTGCCCGCTGCCACTCCGACGAAGCGCTCATGCCGCGTACCTTTCCTTAAAATCGCTCAGTTTCGGCATCGGTTGAAACCCAACGCCCAAAAGCTCCCATTTTTCGTAGGCACGCTCCCAAGCCACCTCATACGCCGGTTTCGCCTTCGGCTTTTTGGCAATTTCCTCGCGAATTGCAGCGGTGAAGTAATTCAGCGTCGTGACTTTCCGGTGCGTTTTCCGCGTCACGACATCGAGGATCATCTCACGATCCGCGCCATCGGCCAGCCATTGCTTCACAATGCCAAAATTCGCCATCGACCGCGCCGGATCGAGCCCAGCCGCATCGAACGCCGCCTGCCCGATCGATGCAAAATCATCCGAACCAGACTTACTTACTTCTAACTCTTTAACTGACTCAGTAAGTAAGTAAGTAGGGGTTTCCGCCGGTTCGGTTACCTGTTTGGTTTCAGTTTCGGTTATTTTGGTTATCTCCGAACCGCCGTTTATGGGCAGCATCAGCGCGCGCTGGCCGGGCGGCGCACCATCCTTCCGTGGTCTGCCGCCTTTAGAACCGTTGATTTTGTTGATCTCGGCGCGCGTCGCGGCGCTCACAAGCATCGGGCAACTCACCGCGCCATCCGCATCGCGCGCCAGCAAGTTGCGATCGATGATGGTTTGCAAATGGGTTTCGATTTCGGTTTCAGCAATTTGGATAAACAACGCGATACCGGTTTGGTTCATAATATCAGAACCAAACTTCAAAACCGAAATTCCGCTGTTTTGCATCGCCGTCAAAATCCGTATCCACACGGTCTGGGCGGCAGGTGCCATCGTCACCACACGCGGGTCGCGCAACGTCTCCAAAATCGCCGCACTGGCGCATCGCTTAGCCATCAGTACCCTCCCAGAAAATCACGGCCCCATGCGGGCGATCGATCAGCCTCAGACTCATCACGAAACCAGATGCTCGGCGCATCAAAGCGCAGCTTGCATGGCCCAGTCGGCCCGTTACGGTTTTTGGCGACCATCACGATAGCCTGGTTGCGCGTGAGCGCTTCCTGCTCAGCCCAAGCCTGCGCGCGGTCCTGAAAATCGTCATTCTTCTCTTTGCCGCGCAACGGCGGCCCGGCCTGCATCAGATAATAATGCGGCCGGTGCAAAAACATCACGCAATACGCATCCTGCTCCAGCGCGCCGGTATCACGCAGATCACTGAGCTGGGGCATTTTATTCTCGCGGCTTTCATTGGCGCGGTTGAGCTGCGCCAGCACCAGCAGCGGCACATGCATCTCGACGGCGAGCATCTGCAGGTCGCGGCTGATCTCGGTGAGCCGCTCATACTGCTTCTGCTTCTCGGCCTGCGGGCTGGCGCGCATCAGGCCGACATAATCGACCACGATCAAATCAAGCCCCTTGCCGCGCTTCATGCGCCGCGCGCGGGAGCGCAAACCAGCCACGGTCACACCCTGCCGATCATCAAACGTCAAAGGCAACGCCTGCGCATCCGTCTGCGCTCGCACGAGATTGTCCCACGCATCAGGAGAGAGCTTGGTGTAAACCCGCCCATGCCCATCTGCATCGAGCTTGGACGTGTCCAAGCCTTTACCACGGAAAACCGAAAGCACTTCCAGCCCCGCATGCGCGGCTGCAAGCCGCGTGCCCATCTGCGCGCCGGACATTTCACCGGACCAAAACAGCACCTTCAAACCGGTGCTCGCCGCGCGCGCCGCAACGCCCAGGCCAAGGCCAGTTTTGCCCATCGCGGGCCGCGCGCCCAGCACCGTCATCGTGCCCGGCATCAACCCGCCGGTCACGCGGTCGATCGCCGCATAACCGGTGGTGATTCCCGCCAGCGCGCCGTCGCGCTCACCGGCGGCATGCGAGAGCGCGAGCGCCTGCGTCACCGCATCGCCCGCCGAAACCGCCGGCCGAACCTCACCCGCGCCGTCAGAAATCCGCGTCAGCGCGCCATCGAGCTCTTCCATCACCTCCTGGCCGGTCACGCCGGTTGGCGTGAACGCCATGTTGACGGCAACCTCGCACGCATCGATCAGCTCGCGCCGCAGCCACGCATCATGCACCGCGCGGCCATAATCCGCCGCGTTGATGATGCCGACCATGGAGCCGAGCAGCTGCGCCAGATACGCAACACCGCCCAGCGGCTCCATGACGTTGGAATTTTCGAGCTCGCCGCGCAGCGTCACCGGGTCCGCAACCTGCCCGGCATTCACCCGCCGGCTGATCGCAGCGAAAATGAACGAATGCACCGGGTCCGCAAAATGGTGCGGCTGCAGAAACTCTGACACCCGGTCAAACGCCTTGTTATTCGCCAGCAACGCGCCCAGGAGCGCCTGTTCTGCCTGCGCGTTCTGCGGCGGCAGCCTCAAACTGCTAAAAGTCCCGTTCATCCCTGCCCCTTGCAGCTTTCTTTTTCGCGTTGTAGTCGGGCCTGCACGCCAACACGGCAGCCTGCCGTGAATAACTTGCCAACATCAGCGCAATCATCGGGCGTTGGAAAACGCGGAAAAACCGCGTTCGCGAGCAATACGCCAGCCGCTACGATAAGCGCGCGGCACAGGTCACCGTCGGAAGCGCCGGGCGAACAGCGCCTAACCACCTCCACGGTGCGCAATGCGGCAGCTTCTAAAGATTGTGCAGGCGTCGGCCCGCCACTGGCCCCGTCCATCACAACGCCCCCTTAATCTGAAATTTCGCCTTGCCATCCGCCACGCGCGCCGCGTTCACCGCGTTCAGGTCCAGCCCGTAGTTGCGGTGGCACAAACCATTGCGCACTGCCCAGCGCCGCGCCTGCTCGTATGTCACCAGCAACGCCCCCCCATAACCAAAAAGCGCCTCCGGCTCTTTTGGAACCGGAGGCGAGTTTAGGGAGGAAACGTCCAAGGCTCGCGTGCCCGCCGCTGGGGATGTGCCAGCCGCCGCGGGTCGCGTATTCGCGGGCACATCGCCACGCGAATTCTGATTGGCCGATGCAATCAACTTCGAGTATTTGCAGATGGTGCTATGCACCGTGGCAATCGGCGCGCCCGGCAGCTTGTTAATCGCCGCCTTTATCTCCCGCCATTCCACCTGCTCGGCGCGCAGCGCCAGCAGCAGATTCACCCGCTCATCGCTCCACTCCCCGGGCTTGGCACGCTGCCGGAACATGATAACGCCCGTCATCACGCCACCTGGCGTGACAGAAACGCAATCGCCTCGCCGGTCACCCGTCGCAGATTGTCCAGCTCCCGCACCAGGTCGAGCCGCTCCTGTTCGGTGAGCTTGTCATGCGAGAGCGCGGTGGCGGCGGTGGCGAACAGCTCGCCGAAATCCCGCCCAATCTCCGCCATCAGCGCCGAGAGCTCGCTGCGGTCCCGCGCAATCTCAATCGGCATGAGCATATAGCCCTGCGCGCGCGCCAGTGCTGCGGTAATATGCGGCGTCCCGCCCACGCGCTCCAGGTCGAGCACAACGTCAATCGGCGTGAATTTATCCACCGCCACATTGCCGTAATCATACAGCTGGCTGCGCTGCACCCGCGTGCAGGTCACCGCCGCATCAGCACCGCCCAGATCCGCCAACACCTGCTTAGTGCCGGTCTTCAGCGCGTTATACGCGGCGGGCGAAAACTGCCGGTTCACGGCGACACAATCCCGGTGGCGCAACAATTTGGCAGCACTAACGGTTTCATGCACATATCCCCCCGCCAATGGAGACAACGCCCCAATGATTTTTCTCGCGATTCTCGCCGCCGCCGCCCTTTCGATCGGGCTTTTCAAAAACGGCAACCCGTTCCGCGCGCACAAAGCGCCGGACATGCCAGACCCGATCACGCCTTCGAACGTAGACCTCGCTCTGCGCCACCTGGCCGAAACCTACGGACACCACGACGCTCACGATGAGGCGGACGGCCCGGCACCTGTTCTGGTGCCGCTTCCCCGCAAACGCGGCAGGCCGCGCAAAACACCAGTGCCAAAACCCGCCGCCGTTCCCAAAACCGCCAAACCGAAACGCGTGCCCGTCGCGGTGCTGGCCGGCAACCTGCGCATTCCCGCGCAGATCAGATACGATCGCGGCCACCATATCGGTGAGGCGCGGGATGTGGTGATTCTCGGCGTGCTGGGCCAGCACGGCCCCGAGGGAGAATTCAAGGTGCAAACCATCCGCTGCATCTGCGACAAGGCCAAGGGCCTTCGTGCCTTCCAGCTGGACCACATCACCGACCTGGCCGATGGCTACACCGGCGAAATCGTCTCGAACGTCCCCGCATGGCTGGATGAGAAGCTGGCCGCGCTCGTTTAACCTAACGGACTCAATCCGCATTACGAACGACTTCAACCCCGCCATATAACTTTTCATGGCGAAGTCACCTCAGCAGACACGGCGGGATAAAGGTCTGGGCGCCAGATCGACCGGTCTATGCCGGTTATGCGCTCAGCATCCGCAACCCTCTCGGCCGGCATTCTGATGCGGTCACTCAGCCAGTGAGACACCGTGGGTTCCGAGACCCCCATCAACTCCGCGAGAGCGGACTGTTTAATGCCCTTGGATTTGAGAAGTTCTTTCTTCATGGATAAGAATTTAGTGGGACGAAACTTTCGTGTCAAGAAATCTTTCGTAGCACTGGATGGTCAGATTTCCCAAATTTAGCCATTCCTGTAGGATGCCAGATAGAATGCTTTCCCCGACCGAAATTGCCAAAAACCGAGTGCTGATGAAGCACGCGCGAGCGTGGATTAAACATTTGTCATTGACACAATCCAAGATAGCTGAACGAATGGGCGTGTCGGAACCCACGGTAAGTAAATGGCTAGACGGAAAGCAACCAATGACCACCGCCCAACTGACCGATCTGCTTAAGATACTTGACATTCCGATCGAAGCTTTCCTTTCCCCCCCAGGCGACAATGAACGGGCGTTAATCGTTAAGAGGCTGCTGAACCTCGCCCGAGACATTACGGCGGAAGAACTGACCGCTATAGAGTCGCTTATCTCCCGGAGACCAAAAGACCCGAAATAACTTGCGCACGACGAAAGTTTCGGTTGACCTAAAGGTTTCGCAGCACTAAAGTTTCCTCCATCAAGCGATGGAGGCTTCGTTGAATCCGAACGAGTTCACCCCGAACGAGACGCCCTGGCAGTTCATCTGCCGGAACAAGCCTAAAGCAGCCATTGGCCTATCCCTCGGGTTGGCCCTTGGTTGTGGCATCAAATACGTCGCCGCCGTCGCCTTAATCCTCGCCATGCTGGTAGGTGGCCAGTGAGCCGCCCGTCCTACACCGTGGCGAAACCACCGAAGCCGCCCGAACCTCCCCGGCACGACTGGTTCTACATCACGCTCATCGCCCTGGGCTCCTGGGCCGCGGCAATCGCGCTTGTCATCGTGTTCATCAACCTATGAACCGCGCAATGCCAGACACCCCACGCCCGGTCCCCGCGATGATCGGCTCGATCCCCACGTGCGACCTCACCTTTCACCCTGCGCAACCTGGCGCAATGGTGATGGACCCACGCACCGGCAAACTGATGCACCTGGACGGCTACTGGAAAACCCAGGCCGGCCGCACCATCCGCATCGCCCTCTCCCTCCCCGGCAGCGTCCTGCGCATGCCGAGCGAAGTGCCCGAGTGAACGCCGTTCACTCCCATCCGCACAAAAACGCTGGCTGACCCAGCAAACTTTTGGAGATCCTATGGCCCACACCTTTTACGCGCAGCGCGGCAATCCAACGCCGACTTTGACGGTTGGCGAATTGATTGACCGGCTAAGATTCTTTGACCCAGCCTTACCTGTTGTTTTCAAATCGCCGCTCTACGGGAGTTTCGGCTCCAATACAGCGTACTCTCTGGAGACAGTAGCCCCGGTATCGCTTGAGCGCGTGGAAACTCACTATCCCGCCTTCAAGGATATTGACGACGAAACCGGCGAAGAGGTCGAGATCGAAGCCTACACCGACGTTCGCCACGCCTGGTCCGGCGTGATCATCGGTTAAGGGCTGCACAACATGAAAATCTTTCAGCAATTCGCCGCCAAAATGCTGCAAATAGGTGAACGCCGTTCACCAGATTTCGTCATCGGCGGTGCTGAAAAGCCGTACCTGCGCCGCTGGTGGCTCATTCCGCGCAACCGGTTTTTCAACATCTATTTGCACAACATCATGCGCAGCGACGATGACCGCGCGCTGCACGATCACCCTTGGATCAACCTCAGCATTTTGCTGCGCGGCGCTTATGTCGAGCATCTCCCACGCGGCTGGAAGCTGCGCCGGGCCGGGCAGTTCGTCCTTCGCGGCCCGCGCAGCGCCCACCGGCTGGAATTGATCACGCCGGAATTCTACCCGAACACTTCCACGCTCTGCCCATACCTTGCAGGCGAATGCTGGACACTTTTCATTACCGGGCCGCGCCTGCGCACCTGGGGTTTCCATTGCCCGCAAGGCTTCGTGCCCTGGCAGGCTTTCACTGCGCCCGGTGCGACGGGCGAAATAGGCAAAGGATGCAATCAATAATGGCAAACTCTCGACCATTCCTCGATTTTTTACGCGAGCAACGCAACCGTGCCTCCCGCTCACCGGCAAAGCCAAAAACCGACCGGCTCGGCCTCAAACTGGATCAATAAGGAAATCCAACATGTTTTCAAAGGAAAATACCCAGCGCCTGCATCAGGCGCTAGGCCGCGCAATCTCCGCTCAGGACCATGTTTCCATGCTGAAGGGCGAGGTTGCAGGCTACCAGAAGCAGCTCACCGAAGCCGAAGCCGAGATGACACGCCGGCAGGCGGAAGTCGATGAGTTGATCGAAGAGTTCAGCCTCGCCGAACCGGCGTCAACCGACGACGCCGGCGCGGCAACAGACAAGGAAGGTGAATAGCCTTGCCCCCGAGCAAACTGAACGAAGCCCAGGTGAGAGACATCCGCGACCGCATGGCCGCTGATGCCTCGCTCACCATCACCAGCGAGGCGCGCAAGGCCGGCATCGACCGCGCCAACCTCTCCCGCGCGCTGGAGAAGCTGAAAGCTGCCGAAGCCCCCGGCACGTCCGGCGCCGGCGGCGACGCCGGGCTGGCGATGCTCTCCTATGAGAGCATTTCCACCTCCTCGCTGAACCCGCGCAAAACTTTCGACCCTGGCGAGCTGGACGAGCTCGCCGACAGCATCGCCGTCAACGGCCTGCTGCAGAACCTGGTGGTGCGCGATGGCCCGGATGGCCGGTTCATCCTGGTGGCTGGCGAGCGCCGCTTCCGCGCCATCGGCCAGCTCCACGCCGAAGGCCGCTGGGACGGCCCCATCCCCTGCCTGGTCATCGAGGCAGACGACGCCTCGCACCTCGCCCTGGCTCTGCTGGAAAACCTCCACAGACAGGACGTGGCGCCGCTGGAGGAGGCCGACGCCTTCGCCCAGCTCCAGGCCCTGGACCCCGCCACCTGGACCGCCCAGGCCATCGCCACACGCATCGGCCGCACCAGCCGCTACGTGTACCAGCGCCTCTCGATGGCCAAAGACTTGTGCGAGGACGCCAAAACCCTGCTCGCCGCCGGCATGCTGCACGTGGAAGGCGCGCGCCTCCTCGCCGCCCAGCCGCTCGACGTGCAGGAGCAGATCATCGGTGAGAGGTGGCCCAACTGGCGCGATTCCGAGACCGACCCTGATCTGCTGGATATCGTCATCGAAGAGGACGACGAACCGCTCTCCACCATCGAGATCCGACGCGAAATCGGATACCAAGAACGCCGCGCCGCCGCGGAAAAAGCGAGGCAGGAGCGCATCGCCGCCCTCGCAGCACAGCCCGCCGGCCAACCCGCACCCGACGATGAAGCGGATGAGGACGACAACAACGACGACGTCGACGAGGAGACGCCGGAAGAAAAATCCGAGCGCCTCAAAAAACAGGCCGACCGCGAGGAGGCATGGCGCAAGCAAAGTGAAGCCGCCGAGGCCAAGCGCGCCGAGACGATGGCGAAGTTCACCGCCGTCGCCTACAAACTCCCGACCGACTACGCCACGCCCGAGGCCGCAGCCACCGGCAACACCTGCAAGGACGGCTGCAAATTCCGCCTCATGCTGGTCTACACCGCGCCGCACGAATTCCACGTCTGTATGAACCCTGACTCGCCCCGCGCCGGCCTGCTCACCGGCGAGGACCAGGCCGGCCGCGACTGCTTCAAAGTCTGATGCGCGTCCACGCCATCCCGCACATCAACATGCCCTACGGGGCCGCACATCTCATCAACAAGATTCTCGCGGACCCACGGTGCACCACAGACCACATCCTCATCACCGCCGACGCGCTCGACGCCACGGCAAACGACCTGCCACCGGACTCTCACTTTTCCCCCACCATGCGCGCGAACGCCGTTCAATTACGCCAGGTGGCCCACCTCTACGCCCAGCCCCGCGGCAACAAACTGGGCGATTTCGACGGGAGCTTATCGCCATGAAATCCTTCCCCTGGACCCTCACCGGCAAGGTCAAACTTTCTCGCGGCCTATGCGGCTGGCCGATCTGGCACGTGCAGGAAATGCGCGAGATCAGCCGCCGCCAGAACAACGGGGGCCATCAACCTCATATCGTTACCGTCAAAACCCGCTGGCGCTTGGCCACCTACGAAGACCTCATGGCCACGCCGCTCAAAACCAACCAGCCGAATGTGAGCCCCGGAAATGGCTGAAAAACTCTATACCCTCGCCGACGCGCTCGACCAGCTGCGCGGTGCGATCGGCAAGACCAAGCTTGTCGCCCACCTCAAAGCTGTGCCACGTTTTGCCGGCGGTCCTACCCACCGCAAAAACGGCGCCAAATACCTGTTTACCGAGGCCGATATCGGCCGGATCGTGGAGAGTTTAGCATGCCCGGTGCCAGAGGAATCAAGCACGTCAAGCGCCCCGGCAGCGACATGTGGTACGCTCGCGGGTCAGTCCGAGGACAGCCTGTTTTTGAAAGTACGGGCACAACTGATGAAGAATCAGCGCGCGCCTACTGCGCCAAGCGCGAGGCCGAAATCTGGCAAAGGTCGATCTTTGGCACTCGTGCCACGGTCACCTTCACCCACGCCGTAGCAGCCTACATCGCGTCGAAGAAGCTCTCACCATCGGATAGCAAGCGCGTCGACAACCTGGTGCTGCATTTCAAAGCCACGAAACTGGACAAGATCGACCAGGAGGCGCTCGACCGCGCCTATGCGGTGCTGCTTCCGGCCGGCGCCTCGAACGCCAATAAAACACGGACCGTCCTGGCCCCACTCCGCACAATCCTGAATTTTGCCGCCCGGCGCAAATGGTGTGATGTCCCGAAATTTGACGTACCGCCCAAATCTCCGCCCCGTGTGGCCTATTTGCTGCCGGAACAGGTCACCAGCCTCATCCAGCATGCCGCGCCGCACCTGCGCCCGCTGATCGCGTTCTGCGTCTATACCGGCGCGCGCATGTCCGAGGCGCTCGAGCTGGAATGGGATCACATCGACCTCTTCGCAAACCGCGTCACATTCTGGAAAACCAAAGGCAAGCGCGCCCGCCGCTACAATATGCCCCCAGCTGCTGTCGCCACGCTCAGCGCCATCTCGCACCGCGAGGGCCATGTGTTCCTTGTCCCGGCAATCATCAACAAAAATGGCGAGACCATCATTAAGGCCCATCCTTTCCATAATAATGAGCGCCAGGCCGGTGGCCAGATCAAAACCGGCTGGGCCAGCGCATGCAAACGTGCCGGCATCACCGGCTTCCGGCCGCACGATCTGCGCCATACCTGGGCGAGCTGGCAATACTGCCTCCACAAGGATCTGATGAAGGTCCGCGATGACGGCGGCTGGCAAAGCACAGACCAGGTCGAAATCTACGCCCACCTGATCCCCGATGCCTACCGCACTCAGATTGACTCCCTGCTGAACGGCGTTCCAGCCGCAGCGACCCGAAAGGAAGCATGACGCAAAAAGCCGTCGCAATTCAATCGATGGTTTTCGATAATTCAGAGACGACATGGCTAGGTTTGGCCGCCGAAAAGCCGAGATTTCGCACTCGGCCTGCCATGTCCCCACATTCATTAGTGAACGCCGTTCATACTGGAGCCAAACGACATGACTGGAAATGAGGACGATAAGGACTACAAACATACTCGCGAAGATGCAGCACAAGAGTATGCCGGAGATGGAGATATGTGGGTCCATCAAGGCTGCGCCACGTGTGAATTCTGGAAATTTATTCAATATGACGCGCACAAAAAATATGGCGGTTTCTGCAGACGACATACACCCAAGATCATCGTAATTGACCTCAACCAGGAAACTCGCTTCCCATACACCAAATTTGATACATGGTGCGGCGAGTATAAAATCGATCAAAGGATCATGTTCCGCTATAACGCTACACAGCTGCGAGACAGAATTTTGGATGATTTTATTAGAACATTAACCACAACAAATGAAAGAAAACCCTATTTAGAGATGATCGGTAAGCTCGGCATCTCCACGGCATTCGATCTTGAATTTATTACCGACGACCAAATTGCTGAATTCGATGATTCTGGCAGGTGCCTTGAGAAACTTCGCGCTTGGCACCCCTTTCACCCCGGAAAGCCTTATATGTATGATCCACTAGAAGACTAGGTGAGGCGATGGTACATAAATCAGATGACATCAAGAGTAACCATGCGACGGCTACGGCGGTCATATGGATTGTCAGCGAAGCGGAGGCGGCGCGGCGCCTGAATTTAGGTCAACGCACATTGCAGGAGCAACGCCTCCGTGGGACCGGTCCACGTTTTATCCGACTTGGCTCACGCCGGATCGGCTATGATTTAAGGGATTTGGACGCAGGGATTAGCGCGCGGCGAGTCACGTCGACCAGCGCTACCTGTCAGACCGATAGTGCATGAGATTGACCAAATCTGGCCAATCCAGGCCGCATTGTGCTATTATAATTTAGCGTCTGCTGTGCCGGAGCGGTTTAACGGTGAGTTCAGCAAGACATGGGTGTGCCGGCTGAACCGGCGATACACGGGTGCCGTCGGTTCGAGACCCACCAGCAGACGCGCCAAACCCCACTCGTGCACCATCCGTGCAGACGTTTTTCTAATCAGGCTTAACATATTGCAATCGCTTTGCGATTTAGGAAGCTTGCTCTTCATTACCAATGAAGTGCTCTACCCCTGAGCTATGACAGCATAAGCGCGGATAACGGCGCGGTTCCTATACTTTCCATCCATGCGGCGCAAGTGCCAGCACGCGCGAATTTGTGGACAAAAGCGCAACTGCACGTCCTTATCCGTGCACCATCCGTGCAGTCCGTTCGCGACTTGTTCTGGTGAACGGCGTTCACAACCAGCCCATATCACGAATTCGTGAGCATCGCCCGTGCCGCATCCTGCGCCCTAAAAGCCCGCTGCATCCAGCCGTTCCCGAACTGCCCATAGCCCGGCAGCTGCTGGTAATAAGCCACATGGCTATACGTCAGGGTCATGATCAGCCCGGACACATCGCCGCCGCCCAACGCGGCCAGCGTGGCTGGGCCGATGTTGCCGTCCTGCGCCACACCCAGCACGCCCTGGAGTCGCTGTACCGACCGCTCAGGCCCGGCGTTGACGCCAAAATCAAACACGATCAGGTCGAGGGCGACCGGCAGCTCGTCCCCGCGAATCGGTGCCCAGTAATCCGGCTGATAGATCGCCTCAGCCTGCGCATCCGTGAGCGCCTGCACGTCCTGTACCGTCGCAGGCCGCCCCAGCACGCGCGAGAGCGTGGCCATAGTGATGCCATGGTTCGTGGCACCGCCAGGGTCGCCTTGCACATTGCAAAAGCCCCCCTCCGCCGCGAGCGTGAACCCGCAGCAACGGATGAAATTTCCGAGCATCTGATATCCTTTAATGTGAGAGCGCCGCTCAACCGGCCCGGCCAGTGCTCAAGGAATCCTTGATAACTGGCGCGCCTAGCCGCCTCTGAACCAGGCTTTGATGCCGTTGATGTTGTAGGCCGCGTATGTGCTGGCCATAAATATACTGCCCAGCACAATCAGCACCTTCGTGCCGCCTGTAATTTTGTCGTTCAACGCTTCAAGCGCGTCGATCTTTGCCGCGTAGCGGGCGAGCAAATCGCTGTACTCTGCCAGCCTCGCATCCTTGTTGCGGTCGGCCTCTTCCAAGGCCGCCACTTTCATCCCCAGCTCGTAGACGCTCGGCGTCACCATTACTTGCCCGCCGGCGCGGCCAAAGCTTGTTTCACGGCGGCCAGGTGCAACCGGCAGTCCTGTCCCGCGACATCGATCGCGACGAGCAGATCCGCCGCCTGGCTTTGCAGCGTCATCGGCGGAATCGGCGGCTCATCCATACAGGTCAGCAGCTCGGCCGGCAGCTGCGGCGTCACCACCCGAGTTTCCACCACGGTCTGCACCACCGGCTGCGGCGTTGCACAGCCGGTGAGCAGCACCAGCGCCAAAAGCATCATCCTCATGGCGCGTCTCCATGGTTGGCGCGCAACCCGGCGAGCGCGTTCTGCAGCACCGGCGCCAGCGGGCCATCCTGGCCCGGCTGCGCGGCCTGGGATTGCAGGCTGGCGCGCAGACTCGCACCGCTGCTGACATTCACCGTCGCCACCGGCAACAGCGCCGCCTGCGCCACACTCAGCTGCGACGCCAGCGCCGATTCGGTCACTTGCGCCTTCTGGTCCAGCGCGTTGGCATCCGCCGCGCGCTCGGCCGAGCACGTCGCGGCATCCGCGCGAATCGTCTCCTGCGCGCCGCGCAGTTCAGCGCGCAGGAACATGCCCGCAATCAGCAAACCGCCGATCACCACCCACGGCCCGATCTTCCAAGCCAGCCTCAGTCCAGCCAACGCACCCATATCAGCCTCCCAGTTTCGCCTTAATCCCCATGCCGAACGACGCGGCGAGCAGCACTTT